CAACAGAACCAGACATAAGGTCAGATTCAGCAGGGGTTGTACCAAACCAAGTTTTGCCAAGGTCACCATCAGGGAACATAACAAAAGTGTTGGCTGGCATAAATTTAAGCGTCTGCTCATCTTCATCCTTATAACGTTTATCGTTAACAAGAACATCAATTTCAAGCTCATCCATAATATAAGTACGAAGTTTGGCATCAGACACCGCACCAGCACCATTTGTTAAAACGAAAATAGCTTTCTTAATTTTCTCATTGTTACGGATATGACGCCATGTGGACGAATCACACATTGCACGAGTAATAACAGCACCAGTATCTTCCTGAATCTTTTCTTTAGCAACTCTAATGTCTTCAATCGGGTCAGCAGTAGCATGGTTACTCCAAGATATGGAGACAGTGTCTTTATGGTCTTCAGGAATACCATAATCAAATGTGAATGCTTGTCCATTAGCTGCCATAGAAACAACACCTGCTGTCAATGCCATCATACGCATACGTTCACGAGATGCAGCAGCACCACGAAGTAGACGAGTTTCATCATCAAATACCTTATTCATTACAGAATCGATGTAAGCCTGATTTCCGGTTTCAAGAACCAGATTAAGCTCCTGACGAAGTTCCTCATCAATGTAAGTAGATTCCTTGAAATAAGGCATCTCTGCAGTAAGTTTATCAAAACCAACGCGAGGTCTGGGAATAGCGTGAACATCATAAGCAGATGTCTTGAGTACTACGGGCAAGCCCCTAGAACCCTTAATCCATTTAAGCGAAATACCACGCTTTTTGTCAGCAGGGAATAACTCTTCTCCAGGGTATGGGGCTTCGTCTTGATTAAGAACTTCCCAATACGCTACAAGCTGAGTACTCTGCATAAGGTCAAAAATAGTCATGTTTCATTTCCTCCTTTAATAATTATAGTTGCCCTAAGCTTTAATAAAAGAAACACCACCGACGATATTTACACCGTAGGCAATCATTGCTCTAACATCAGCTTCAAGGCGATTTGTATTCACAACACCAATATAAAGTGCTGTACCGTTTGCTTTGCCAATAGTAACATCAACGTCATGTAAAAGAACTGCATTACCAGTAGTTCCAGACGACGGGTCAGTTACCTTTGTCACCGAACCAATGACACCTGTTGTTGACGTTTTTGATACAACAGGTCCGGTAGTATCAGTTGTATCGGTAACTTTCTGAGTAAATCCAATCTTATCATTTGCACCCGAAATAGCGGCTACATCATATTTATCTGTCTTTACCATCTTTAGCAAAGATGTTATCTGTGCAGCAGCATTAGCGCCCGCAAACTTATTCTCTTCCACATCTTCTGCTGCTTTGCAAGTGTAATTAACACCTTCAATTGTAATTACCTCATCAGCTACAAATGCAGTGGTGATTTGCAGCGTGAAAACACCAGCAGTAGGCCCAACGGCGGCAGTAATATCTGCTTGAAGATTACCAAAATTTACAAAAATTGGCGTGCCAGCCTTTGCAATTTTCTTCGCGCCTACCACCACACCAAGAGTAGTGGGCACAATACATCCAACAGAAGCTTGCAAGTCGACATTGGCAAGAATCTGTCTCGGCGCAGTTAGCGTCGTTTTAGTAATACCAGAATTATTTAGCATTTGTTTTGTCCTCCTTTAATAATATGTTTATTTCTTATTTCTTGTTTCCCCAATAACTAGCTTTTGCAGTATTGGATTTTCTTTGAGCAGCAAGTCTTGCACCAAGTCCCTTTTCTTCACTCTTCTTTTCCTTATCGGCATTCTTAACGGAAGAACCGGTACCCTTTTGACCAGCCTTGCCACTTTTATCCTTTTTGTTGGATTTATCATCATCGTCTTCATCAGATGTACCAAACCAAGCAGGATATTTTGTCTTAAACTCTCCGATGATTGTCTTCAGGTCAGAATCTTCAGTCATCTTAGCCATAGCAAGAGTTACCACATCATCAACGAACTGAGTTTTTACACCCAGAATCATTGATTCAGCTTTGGCTTCGGCCATCATAACTCTCTGTTCAGCTTCCTGAATCTTAGACTGTTCTGCTGCATTCTTCTCAGCAGTTTTCTGGTCATCAGTTTTCTGACTATCAATAAAAGTCTTAATCATAGCAGCCATCTTAGTATCGCTCGGGTCAATACCAAGCTCCTTAAGCGCAGCTGAACGACCCTGATTCTTTTCGCGGGTCATCATCTTGGTTACCTGGTCCTGAGTAAAGGTCTTACCATTATTCTTGGTGTTGCCTTTATCATTTCCATTGCTTTTGTCATTATTACCTTTATCATCACCGGACTCTCCAGAGTCACCCTTGTCATCGTTCTGGTCTTTAACGTCCTCATTCTCTTTAAGTTCCTCATCATTGAGGTTGTTTTTGCTTTCTTCAGCCATTTTTAATTTCCTCCTTTATTCCATGATACTCATGGTAGATATTTGATTCCTTTGCTATTATTTTCAGACACCACAAAGGTAAATGTCCCATTGAACTTCTTATTCAACTTTTCAACGTACACATCAAAACGTTCCTGTTTCTTCTGCATCATTGAATTTAGCTGTCTAAGCAACTCTTCGTTATTGCCGCCACGATTTCTTCGTATTCTCATTTTGATTCTCTCAAGGTCCTCTTTTAACTCGGTATAACGAGCATCTTGTAAAGATACACGGTAAATCTTATTACACTTTGTACACGCAAAATAAATCAATGTTAGCTGCTGGTCATTTACTTTAACTTCAGCATATTGTATTCCCACGGCCTTCAATGAAAACTCATTCAAACATTCATCACAAATAAGAGTTTTCTGATTCATACTGAAAACCTCAATATAAAATCAGAATCCGTTTCGTCGTTGTGAATCGACTTACCGGTGTATTGCTTCATAAGATTTATCCTGTAGTCAGACAGGTTCTGTCGAGCTTTCTTGAATTTAGCCAATTGTTTTTCTGGAATCGTTTTGCCATTCCTCTTCATGACTGATGCCTTTACAAACATCGATTGAACTTCTCTGAATTTTACCAAAGATGTAGGATTATCAATCTGAACAAAGTGACGTCTGCCACAACTTGGGCAATCATAATATGTAAGAAATATTGATTGACCGTTTACATGAAATTCTTTCTTATGAGTAACCGAATGAACGGCTTCTTCTGAAGTAATTTCAAATTTTGTTTTACAGTCTTCGCACTCAACCATCAAAGACATTTTCTCTCGATTGATTTTACTCATTGATTTTCCTCCTTTTTAATTTTGAAGGTTACCCAACCACTTATATTTATTATACCATATTTTTGAGAACTTGTACATATCTTTTTGAAAACTTTTTGAATTATTTTTCCAAACCCTTGTCTATCTTACCAACCAATCAATTTATTGATATTGCCAGAAGGTCACAGATTAGTCCAGAATTGATTTTAATTATTTATAATATAAATACTAATATTATACCATAAAGTTAATCTGGAGGTCATTCTGGTTAATCTGGTTTATACCCAACGTTCTTAGCAAATGTATCAATTTCAGGATATGTTCCATCAGGACTATTAAACCAATCAGAAAGCTGGTCAACCATATCATTAACTACTACAGGCTCCATTGTACACATTCCATTCGGGTGGTCCATAGGAAGTTCTGTCTTTTTGTACCTCTTTCCATTTCGTTCCCAACACAAAGCACAAACTCGACTTCCATTGCTTCTCCAAACATACTCAGTAATGAATGGATTATGCTGAGTGGTCTCAATAAAACTTTGCTGATAGCTGTGCTGAACCAAAGTCCTTGCTAATCTCTGAGCATTGTAGTCCACAGCTTTCTTATAGATTTTTACACCACCAGAATCTGTTAAGTTCCAAGGTAACTTTGAACTTGGACTTACATAAGATTCAAGATTCTTTGCAATGTCATATATTGGCTGATTTTCTGCTAAGCCTTTGGCAACTATCTGATGAATATCTTTTAATGTTGCCTCTTTATCACTCCAGATTCTTGAGCTTAAACTCCAACCACTATCATAAATCTGACCGGTCACTATCTTTCGAACAATGCTGTCAGGAACATAATTAAATGCCGCATTCAAACCTTTAGCGCTAAATCCAAATTCCTTAAGCCACTTTACATTGTCCTTTACCACAGCATCAGCAGTGAGATAGATATTGCTTTTGATTTTACTATATATCTCATTTGCAACCACTTGGCTTGTAGCTCTCAATTGCTTCTGCAATTCCCTCATTTGTCTTTCTGATACTACAGAACTTGCAGTGGGCTGGTGAGAGAAATGCTTTGCTCTCTCACCAATCTCATCTGCCCACTTTTGATATATCTTTGCTATTTCTATTTTTTGTTGCTGAGTTATGGCATCACGTGCCTTTTCAGCGTCTTTAAATATTGGTGGGTCTTTAGCCATAACATCAACCCCTTTCATGTTAGTGCTAGGGGCACCAGAATGACCCCAGCTTAATTATAAATATTTTTTAATAGATTTATATGGATAACATTATAAAGTTCTTAGACTGGTACTTTTAAATCACTTGAACCTAATAGATTGAATGCACTATCTTCAACGATTTGTCTTTCCAGCGCAATCTGCTCAAGTTCTTCTTTAACTTCATCGTCAGTCAAGCTTCTCCACTTCTTCATATAAGATTTCTTAGACATTACATTCGACTCAACCTCGGATAAGTCCATGTTCTTTTCTTCAATCTCATCTTCAGGCAGCGGTGTATTCTGAACAACAGTAATCTCATAGTCAACGGGCATCACTGTATCGTTTGTGTATGCCACAATACAATCAGGATAAACCATTGCACCTTGAATGATGATATTTACCAGCTGTCTGAGCTGAGGCCCCCACGTTTTCATCTTTTCTTTGCATCGTACAATCAAAGGCCAATAAATCGCTTTTAAACTCTTACCACTTGTAATTGCACCTTGCATCGATTCAAGTGTGATGTTAGGCATATCAATCTGCTCGTAGCCAACTGTCTTAATTCTATCAAGTGATGTTTTGAGCGCATTACTATAATTCATTGCAGGCTCCAAAATACCGACAGAAGTAGCAGGCTTATCCAAGTTTTGGTCTGAACCAAGGTCCCACAAAGCACCAGCTGCAGTAGAAAGCTTCTTAGTAGAATTTGCTTCCATATCTACAACATACTTAGTAGGGTTCATGCTTTTACGCTCTGCATCAATATCTGCATTAGACAGCTTTGAATACCACTGCTCATAATCCTGAAGTAAATCGATTTCAGACTCACCAGTTACCTCGCTGGTTAAACCATCATTTATGAATATACTTACTGGAATCATCGGCATCAAAGTTTCCTGATGTTCAGTAACCACTTCAAGCTCTTTGCCCGCTCCATCATATAAAACTTCTTCCAAATACACCACATCATCTACAAGCTCAAACTTCTTTTTGAAGATTCGCTTCTCAGACAACGTGATGCTGTCCTTTACCACAATGAAACAAACAAATTTCGTAATGATGTTCAGATTGCCTACCTTAGTGTCATAAATGAACTGAGTGCTTGGTAAGAATGTTACTGTCACACCATCATCTTCATTAAAGTTCACCAGACCAGCTACACGCTTTCCAATAAAACAATCCTTTGCAGCTTTAATCAAAGCTTCTTCAAACTTATTGGTATTAAGAATTGTCTTTACCAAATCATTCATAATTGTCAAAGCTACTTTTGCATCTTCGGTAGTCTTACCAACATCGCCTTTTGGCTCAACCGTAATGTCAGGTGGCTCAGCGAACAAGAATCTTGCTTCTTTGTTAATCAGCGAAGCTGCCATCTTGTACTTAAGCTTAGCCGGTACATAGTCACCATTGGTTCCCTCTACCGTAAAGCTTGCACCTTTCTTATATGCCGTATAATATTTGCAGATTTGAGTGAGCTCATCCAAAGTATCTTTAGCTGCTCCTGTGATTTCTGCATTTATCAAGGCATACGGAATACGATTAAAAGCACTTAAGACTTCAGTAGAATTTTCGGCCTCTATGACCTTAGCTTCTTCACTTGCCATCTTCCATTACCTCCTTATAATATCTGATTTACACGAGCTTGAACTGCATTATAGTCGTAACCAGCTTTAGTTAACTTTCTTTTACGCTTACTACCATTGCCCCACTTACCAGCAATGACTTCTCTAGCAATCTTGTCAATAGATTTAGTTGGAGCAGGTTTGCCTGGAGCACTTGCTGCATACTTGGGCCTTGCAAATCCTCTGATATATCCGTATCCTATAGGGATTGTACGTCTTCCAACCTTTCCACCCTTGTTACCTTCGATTGTGGTAATTTTTCCATTAGATACAGACTCAACGTAACCGATATGGTCAGAATAACCATTATTAGTCTGAGTATTATCGTCCCAATTAAAAACAATCACATCGCCAGGCTTTGGTGTAATAGAACCATTTTCAATCCAGATTCCTTTCTGTTTGAAAATGTCTACGTGTTTTTCAACACCGACCTCAGTACCAATTAAATTAACTGCACCTGCTTTAATAGCCGCAGCAGATACTGTTGTATCACACCATTCATCACTCGGCTTAATAGCATAACCACGAGCAAGCGGCTTGTGGCTATTGTAAACCTTCAAAATCTTAAGATACTTTTTATTAGCCTTACCATAACCAATCCAACTACGCATTACATTAAGTACGTCTCGAGCTGTTGCACTCTTAACTTGTTTCCTCTTTCTTGTGTTGCGTAGCATGCTCTTTTTATAAAGAGTATCCATATCAACATTACCATTGATTCCTCTTACCTTGCCTGTGCTACCTGCCTGCTGGATTGCACACTTAACATCAGGCCTACCGGTGTAATCTGCCAACCAAAGATTCTTACGATACTCAGAAAGCTGAGTCCAATCGTAATAGTTCTTATAGTAATCAAGATTTGAATAGATACCAAGTTTCTTACAACCGGCTGCTTTAAGAGTATTAAGAAACTCTTTAGTGTACCGAGTGCATAATGCTTTGGTAACCTTAATACCAGCTTTAGTCCATGTATCATACTCAAGGTCTGCAAAAATCCAAGTATTAGCTGGGTTAAGACCAGCAGCTTTTATATTAGCAATACAAGCATTTGCATTCTCGACAATCGTTGTACCATCTACATAAATGAAATGATATACACCGAGAACAGGAATACCTGCAGCTTTAGCTCTTTTGACATACTTAATAAACTGACTATCAATGGCTCGTCTATAACCTTCCCTAAAAATACAGAACTGAATACCATCAGCTTTTACTTTATTGAAGTCAACCGAACCTTGCCAGTTTGAGATGTCAATTCCTTTCTTAGCACTACCATATTTAGCCATATTACTTACCTTCCTTCACTTCAGGGATGCCAGCGGCACTAGTCAAGATACTTACTACACCGGCAAGCAGGCTAGCACTGCCAACCATTACCCAATTTACTTCGCCCATGGTAGCAGAAGCACCAATAGTTGCGATAGCAGTCTGAGCAACAGTCTTAATTGCACGAACACCAGCAGCCTTAAGCCACTTAACAGTATTCACATCAGTCTTAAATACATAATTTTTAAACATGTTTATTCCTCCTTTATAATATCAACCAGTCTTACTAAAGTATTCTCTTCTGTCTTTAGGGTCTGCAACAGTGACTGTATCAAGTGCATACCAAATGGCAGAGAAGCTATGCGGGTCAATGTTAAACTGGTCGTAGATAACATTGCCTTTTGCATCTTTCTTATATGTCAAGTCCTTAAGCTCTCTTATGACATTCTTGCACTTAGGACTTACCACAATCTTCTTGAATCTTTTTACCTTTCTCGTATTAGATAATCTTGAACCTGCAAACTTATTCTTACAACCACGAATCTTAAATCCGTTTTGTCTGTAATAAGTGATTGCTTTAGGGTCCTCGTTGTCTGCCACAATCATTTTGTTGTGACCTGCATTGTTCAGGTCGTTTATTCTTCGCCTTAAGCTCTGCATCTCTGGCTGTTTTGCAAACACATCATCTGTCACATGGTTCATATAGATTTCATCCCATATATAAAGGATAGAATTTTTCACATCTACACTCATACACACAACAGCATTAAAGCTTTCCTCAAATCCGAAGTCAAATCCGAAGTACTGAGCTTCAGGCCCAAGCTTCTTGATATTGTCCTTAAACGTTGCTTTATTCGTTGAGATTAAGAACTGAGGAAGAACTCTTGTGCCGGTAGCACCAAATCGTCCCCACCTTGCAACCAAGTATAGCGGATAGTCATAGTTCTTTAAATCATCTAACCGCTTCATATATTGCCAAGGCAGCCAAGAATTGTCATCCGGTGCAGAATGATGATAGTATGTACCATCATACACAATACATCTCTTCTCATAGAACTTAGCTTCATCAACCATGACTTTCTCTTGGCCTTCATCATCCAGTCTTACAAAGAAATGCCTATATACCCAGTTGTCTCTTCCTATTGGATTGCAGCTAAGAATGAAGTGCATGCTTACGTTCGGTGTACGAATACGACCAAGCAATTCTTTATAGCCTGCATACTTAATCTCAGAACACTCTTCCAACCAAACGATAGAAACACCATTGATTGACTTTACCTTTTCAGGTTTATCCATTCCCTTAAAGATTATCTGACTCCCATTTTTGAACCTTATCTTTAGAGGGCTTTTCAATGCAAGTGCTTTGTTTTGCTTTTGCTTGTACTCTCTTCGGTCAGTAGTCAATAGACCCATGTCATCAAGTATCTCACAAATCAAATCATAGCATGATTCTGGGATTGTATCATATACTTCTCTAATGACTAATACTTTACGCTTTTCCTCAAGCAACTTTAAGATTACTTTGAATGCGATGTGATATGACTTGCCTGAACCATAGCCCCCAATTAACAAATATCTCTCATAGTCCCAATCAAATAAGAAGTCCTCGAAAGCAGGGCTTGCAGCTTTTGTTATTTTCATTCAGCTCCCTCACCTTCAGCATTTTCCCAATCATCAGGCCAATAGTCCAAATCTTCATTAGAAGCCTCATTCTCCACTTTAGTTTGCAGGTTTTGAGCGTTTTGAGCTGCTTTCTGTGTGTTTCGCTTGTTCCTCTCGGCTTGTTCTTGCTCAGTCATTTTCCTTAATTCAATACCCTGATTAACTTCATCTTTCCACTCTTCATTTGTACTGTCATCATGTTGAGTTTTTAAATCAGTATCGCTTTGCTTACTGGCTCTCGTTACTGTTACTTGAATCTTGGCGTCTTCATCATTCAGTTCAATAAGTTGGTCTCTGTTCTTCTTCCACTTCTGTGGTAGTCTATTATACAACCAACACTGAATGGCAGATACATTAGGTGCTTGTTCTTTATCAGTCGTCTCTTTAATCGTTTCAACTATCCTACCATAACGCATAGTAGTAGTGACTCTTATCTCTTTTGTTTTATACCCTAAAGCAGACTTAAGTAAAGCGTTTTCTACTTTATAATCAATGATTTCACGTCCTCGTTTGAGAGCTTCATCAAATTCAGGATACTGTGCTCTCCAAGTACGAAGTGTTGATACGGCTATACCAATCTTATTCGCAATATCTTGAAAAGTATATCCATCTCTTGCCCAGCATTCCAGCAGCATCAGGTTGTCTTCTTCCAACCACTCTGTAGCAATGCATTCGTTCTTTGTCTTTTTATTTTTCGATGCCATTGTATAGCTTTCTCCTTTTCTTCATTATCTGAAAGTCTATCAAGTCGATAATGTGCCGACTTAGTAGACTCTTCTACTTTAGCTAACCTTGCTTCAACATTGTTAATATTTTTTTTAGGTTTTCGACGTTCGTATCGATGCGCGAAACTGTGTCAGAAATTGAGACCAACTTTGAATCGATTTGTCCATCGTTATACGCTGTTCGTTTAATTGCTTCGCTTTCTTGGTTCTTCAACTCGTTACTTCCGTTTTTGTTTGCCCACAGGCCAATTACCAGCCCTATAACCATACCTACTATAGTTAATAGTAAATTTACATCGATTTTCATTATGCCCCCCCTACTTGTATTTTTTATGGCACACTTTTTTTCGCCATGCTTTCCAGTGTCTGTTGTTTAATAATGTTGTCCTGGACACTTTTCCGCTTTTGTTTATAGTTTTTGCATTCGGACAGGCTTTTCCTGTTACATCATAGTGCCTTACTACGTTTTTGCCTTCTATATTGTACAAGGCCATAAGCCACTGTACTAATTTGCATACATTCTTATAGGTTTCGTATTTGATATGACCTTTTTTATCCACGCAAACTTCAATTCCTATGCTGTTGCTGTTGGTTACAATACCGTACTTTGGGTGATGGCTAGATTCGAACGTGCCACCACCTAAACCACAGTGCCATGCTCTATCCCTGTTTTTTACGGAATGGGCAATTATTTTGTCGTCTACAAAATAATGTGCAGATGTGCCTGTTTTTTCTCGTGCAAAATAATCTAGTTCGTTTTTTGCCGTGGCTCCCTTATCGCCTGTGTAGTGGATAACTATTTTTTTAATATCGCACCCACCTCTGCTGTCGAAATTTGCGGTATTGCATTTTTTATAAACTAATTTAGGTTTCATATTTTCTCCTTTCTTATAAAAAAATAAGCCTTTTGGCTTAATTGTTTATCATTTCTTCAATCGACTCTTCAATCGGTTCTTCGCCATCAGGTGTTACCGCTATCGGCACACCTTCTATTTCTTTTCCACCGCTGTTGAATTCATCTCCGCTCATCAG